GCTACGTCACTAACCACGTGCACTTCACAGGCCAACCAGAGCCTATGTCGTGCACTTCCTGGGCCGGGTCTACATCCTAATATAAGTAACTGCACTTCCGAATGGCTGAGTTTTCCACGCCCGTCCGCGGCGAGAACACCACGGAGGGGAGTCCGCGCGTCCCGTGGGCGGGTGCCGAAGGTGAGTTTACACACCGAAGTCAAGGGGCAATTCGGGCACGGGACTGGCTGGGCTATGGGCAAGGCTCTTAGGGTTATCATTCTTAAAACATGTTTTTTGGCAGGCCGTGGAGAAAGAAAAGGAAAGTGCCACTGCCGCCTCTGCAGACTGAACCGCTACAACCACCTATACACATGAGCCTGTGGAGACCCCCGGTATACAATGTCCCGGGACAAGAAAGGCAGTTTTATGAAGCCTGCCTGCATGCTCACGATGCTTTTTGTGGTTGTGGCGATTTTGTTGCTCATATTAACAGTGTGGCGGCTCGTGTTGGACGTCCTTCAGACAATCAACCCCCGAGACCCCAGAGGCCACCTGCAATAAGATCCATGAGAGCTCTACCAGCTCCTCCAAGTAGCGGCACATCCACAGACAACCAGGGAGCACAATGGCCTGGAGATGGTGGTGGAGAAGGCGCCGAAGGTGGCCCAGACGACGCAGGACCACCTGGAGACGGAGACCTCGCCCCAGAAGACGTAGAAGAACTGCTAGAACTCGTCGAAGAGGCAGAGTAAGGAGATGGAGGCGGAGAGGGAGAGGGTGGCGGAGAAGGACCTATATAAGACGTAGAAGGCGCCGCAAAAAGAAAATTAACATACAACAGTGGAACCCCGCCACTGTAAAGAAATGCGTGGTCACCGGATACGTACCCCTCCTCATCTGTGGAACGGGTACCACGGGAACCACCTACAAAAACTATGGCAGCCACATAAATGACTATACAAAGTTTGACCCCTTTGGAGGTGGGTTTAGTACTTTAATGTTTAACCTAAGAATACTATTTGATGAATATAAAAAGCAAAGATGTCGCTGGAGCAGATCTAACGATGAACTAGAACTTGTAAGGTACCTAGGCTGTAGCTTTACCTTGTACAGAGAGCAAAATGTTGACTTTTTATTTAAATATAATAGAAGACAGCCATTTTCAGACAGCCAACTTACAGGACCTAGCTTACACCCAGGCATAATAATGAAACAAAAAAGAAAAGTAATAGTGCCTAGCTACAAAACTAAACCTAAAGGCAGACCCGTAAAAAGAATAAGAATAAAGCCCCCAACTCTCTTTACAGACCGTTGGTACTTTCAAAAGGACTTTAGTAACTTCCCCCTAGTAACTATCAGTGCCTCTGCGGCTAGCCTGCGGTTTCCGTTCTGCTCACCACAAACTGGCAACATTTGCATATACTTCCAGATTTTAGATCCCTACTGGTATAACCGCCGGATGTCCATAACCCCAGACTTACTAAAGTCAAACTATGAAAGTTTTTTTAGTGTATTAAACACTAAATTTAGTAGCAGCCCCCTTTATCCAAATGTAGCCACCACAGTACCATCAGGACCAATAGGCACTGTATTTAACACATTTAAAACCCAAGAACACGTAGTAGACCCCAGATGGGATACTGTAAAAAAACAGAGCACAGGCAGTCAGTGGTCTAATACTTTTGTAGACTCACATTGGGGAGACCACATATATGAAAACACCAGCAGTAAATCAATACTAACTGCTATGAAAGACAATGCAACTAAAATGTATGACAGAAGAAAAAGAGATACATACCTAGGCAGTAAATATTTAAACTATAGAACAGGACTATACAGCAGCATATTTTTAGCTAATGAAAGAACCAGCCCTGACTTTCCAGGCCTATACCAAGAAGTAGTTTACAACCCTTTAGTAGATGAAGGAGAAGGCAACATAGTATGGATAGACTGGTGCTCTAAAGACGACACCACCTTTCGAGATCTACCACAGAGATATGCTGTAAAAGACATTCCTTTATGGGCAGCATTTATGGGCTACAGAGACTATGTTACTAAGGCTCTCCACGACCCCGGACTCAGTAAAGAGGTCAGAGTAACTATTATATGCCCATATACAAAACCCAAGCTCTACAACCCAGACAGCACAGACGAAGGCTACGTACCCTATGACTATAACTTTGGAAAAGGGAAAATGCCAGACGGCAACGGGTACATACCCATAGCCTACAGATTTCAGTGGTACCCTTGCATGTTCCACCAACAGAACTTTATGAATGACATTGTACAGTCAGGACCCTTTGCATACCACGGAGAAGAAAAAAGCTGCACTCTAACTGCAAAGTACCGCTTCAGATTTTTATTTGGGGGCAATCCTATATCTCAACAGGTCATTAAAGATCCCTCTAAACAACCCGACTTCCAAATACCCGGAGCCCGTGACCTCTTTAGCACAGTACAAGTCACGAACCCGAAACTCATCGACGAGGGATACTTCTTCAACGCCTGGGACATCAGACGTGGGCTATTTGGCTTCTCAGCTATTAAAAGAATGCAAAACCAACAAATCCCTACTAAATATTTTACAGGCCCACCAAAGCGCCCGCGATTCGAGGTACCCGCCATTGCAAACGCAGGCTCAGATTTACACCCTACCAAATGGCACCCCTGGAACGAAACCAGCGAGGAGGAAGAAGACCAGAAAGAAGACTCCCCCTCGCCGCAAACGAAGGCACCATTACAGCTCATCCTCAAACAGCAGCTCAGGGAGCAAAGAGAGCTCAAGCGACGAATCCAATTCCTAGTAAAACAGCTAGTAAAGACCCAATATCACCTCCACGCACCCATTATCCCTAGTAGGACCTCCAGCCTTACTGTTCCCAGAGATGACCAAAAAAATATTTTCCAGCAACGACTGGAAATGTGAGTATGAATCCTGTAAGCAGTGGGACAGGCCAGCTAGACAAAGCCTTACAGACACCCCTTACTACCCTTGGATGCTACCCCCAAAACAGCCATTCTCTGTAACATTTAAACTAGGCTTCAAATAAACAAGGCCGTGGGAGTTTCACTTGTCGGTGTCAGCTTATTAAGGTCACTAAGCACTCCGAGCGAAGCGAGGAGTGCGACCCTTACTGTGGGGCCCACTTCTTCGGAGCCGCGCGCTACGCCTTCGGCTGCGCGCGGCACCTCAGACCCCCGCTCGTGCTGACACGCTTGCGCGTGTCAGACCACTTCGGGCTCGCGGGGGTCGGATGCTTTATTAAACAGACTCCGAGGTTGTCTTGGACACTGAGGGGGTGAACAGCAACGTAAGTGAGTGGGGCCAGACTTCGCCATAAGGCCTTTATCTTCTTGCCATTTGTCAGTAACTTAAATTGCCATAAACTTCGACCTCAATTTTAGGCCTTCCGGACTACAAAAATCGCCATTTTAGTGACGTCACAGCAGCCATTTTAAGTAAGGCGGAAGAGCTCTAGCTATACAAAATGGCGGCGGAGCACTTCCGCTTTGCCCAAAATGGTGGGCAAGCACATCCGGGTCAAAGGTCATGCCTACGTCACAAGTCACGTGGGGAGGGTTGCCGTGTAACCCGGAAGTCAATCCTCCCACGTGGCCTGTCACGTGACGCATACGTCACGGCGGTCATTTTGTTTTACAAAATGGCGGACTTCCTTCCGCTTTTTTGAAAATAACGGCCCAGCGGCGGCGCGCGCGCTACGCGCGCGCGCCGGGGGGCTACCGCCCCCCCCGT